TCTTTTAAAGTTTCTATTAATTTTTTAATAGCAACCTTTTGATGCTCGTTAAAATATTTTCTACCAATCATTTGAATTGTTAAAGTTTGAGAATTAACTTTGAAACCCTGAACATTCTGATCTCTACCTTTATGAACCTTCCCATCTAAAGTAATTATAAAATGGTCTTTAAATCCGAGTAGACCATTATGTCTATCCTGTCTCTCAACTTGATTAGCTTTAACATCAAGATGATCAGGTGTATCTGAACAGATCACTTTAATAAATTTAGTTGATGACCGCTTTCTTAAACTTTTTTTTCTCTTTAATCCACTTTGAAGGGATATTTTGTTTATCATATTTATATCCATGTTTCTCACACCACATGGCATAAGTTGTTTTACTTGTTTTACTGATTCGAGCATTTGGATTTGAAAATACAAATCGAATATCTAGATCAGGATTTTGTTCTTTAACCAATAAATGTTTCTGTCTGTCTTTAGTTAAAAATCTTCCTTTTGCCTCAATGATTATTCCGTTAGGTAAGATAAAGTCCGGTGTGTACCTATGGGCCTTCTCCGGTCTTATATATCTAACAACTAAAGTTTCATATTCATAAGCAACACCTAGCCGATCTAACTGATCAGCCAGGCGCACTTCTAAACCTGATCTAAAAGTCGGCAGTGTCTTCTGTTTTGGCACTAGTAATTGCTCCTTCAGTTATCACTGCATTATCTTGATCACCAATTCTGAATCCTTCTGACTTTTTGAAACCCATTGTTTCCAAAGAAGGTGCAGCTCGTTCTTGTAATTCAACCACTTTCACAGCCACTAATTTTAAAGTAACGCCCACACCTGTGGATGACACATACCAAGGGTATAAAGTACATGCGACTTCTACCTTGGAGCCACCATAAATAAGAATGTCATTGATGATGTTTCCTTCAGCATCATAGATAACGGGTTTCCAAGGGGTACCTTGAATCTCAGCTTTCTGTTTAATCTTAAATAAGACTTGGCCGGTTGGTACAACATCATTAGTATCCTCTTCAGAACCACCAACTAAATAAGGTCTAACAGTTTTAAATTTCTTCTTACCGCTATCCTTCATCTCAACTTCAACTCTCTCTTGAATACAGTCATCTATTGATTTCATCAAACCTTTAGCTTTATCCATATCTAAAAAAATATTACAGCTAAACTCGCCTTCTTTAACAAATTTAGTATCTGGATCTTTAAGCCATGGGTAATGCGCTACACCTTCAGGTGTCACTACTCTTTTCAACTTCGCCATTTTACGTTTCTCCTATTTATAATGTAAGTTTTACTATCCATGAGTGGATATATCAATATAAAAAAAATCAACAGAAAAAATAATCTGCATCCATAATTTTATAGAGATCCAGATCACCACGATCCGGTAAATCTGTTATCTTGTGTTTGTGTTTGTCTGGTAAATATTCAGTCAACTGCTCTTTTAATTCTGCAATTGGATCTATAACTGAATATAATTCTATAAAGGCCCTCTTGGTCGCATCAGATATTATATTTACATCTGCCGCTAGAGTTCCATAAGCATCATGCACCATAGAAAATGATGTGATCCCTTGCTGCGAGGCATTATGAATTGTAAGCCACATAGCGTTACTATCCATGTTATGAATAAAGTTAGGAGATATACCTGTGCCTTGTCTTCTCTTATCAATTTTATCGGTATGAGATTTTATACGAATCCGGCCCATCATCTTAGTTCTAACTACTGTGTCCTTCTGAGAATAATAAGCCTGTTTCACCGGAAACCCTAAAGGTGATAACCAATAGACTGGCATGTTTAGCTGTGCAATTAATCTTGCTATTGATTGTAACCAACTCATAGCCTCAGATGCTTTACTCACAGTATCTCCTATAGAGTCATAAATCATATGAGCTAAAAACATATTAGCTCTAGATCTATTAATAAAAGGCGGTACATCACCTTTATCAATTCTTGATTCAACATACTCATCTACAAAATCTATACATGAATATCTGGTACCACCATAAGGTAATACCATCACTGCTCTTTTAGTAGCTTTCCTGTCTATTCCAAAATCTAACCATTGTTTAGCTAATGGATCATCTGATTGATTTAATTTGACCAAAACTTTATCACATACTATTTGGTAAATATCATTTGGTTTATCAGATGGGACTAAGTTTGTAGCTGTACCACCTTCTTTATCTCTAAACATTGCAGAAAAATGTTGCAATCCATTGGAAGATCCATCTATAAAAACTGGTAAATTTGATTCGTAAGTTAAGCCATGTGTATTAACTTTATCAAATTCCATACAAGCAGCTAAAAACTGCCATGGTTTATCCGCATGTTGCCAGAAGTGGTTAACATGAGGATTTTGAGAACACTCTAAGATTTCTTTTTTATGATCTGTAACCCACTGCACCCGATCATCTAAACTAATTTTATCTCCACCATAGGTATTAGCTAAATGAATACATAACCATCTAAAGCCTGATTCACCTATTGGTTTTTTCTCAGCGAAAGTTAAAAGAGATTTTGCTAGGTCAGTACCTTGAGGATTTAAGTAAGGTGGTATGTAATACATTCTAGATCTAAAGTCTAAGTTACATGGAAATCCAATCTGTTCTTCTGTTTCAAATTTTTTAGCTATCTGTATAATTTTAGCAGTCGTTAATCTTTTGGATCTTCTTTTAGTATTAATTGCATGAGTAATCGTTGCCTGGGCCTTCCACTTTTTTCTAGACTCCAAGTTCGTTGCTATATCATGAGGTTTATTTGGTAGATCAAGGCATTTACTAGTGATAATCGTTGATCCTACATTAAATTCATCATGATCAAAGATTGTATCAGCAACCTGTAATACAGATGTATTAATTTTATACATAGTATCTTGTACTTTGTTTATCCCTTCAATGATTGTAGGCATATCTGCATTTGATAAATCTTCTAAGAAATTTCTATGTGCTGATACATTATGGCCACTAACTAACATTATAGGATTTCTAAGTTTAGTATAATATCCACCACCTACTGACATGCCTTCCTTCCATCTCTTAGGCCTTATGATTGTAGGTAAAAACTCTGGATCTAAATATTCATTTAAACCATGAACATCCTTAATCCAATCCATAATCTTAGCAGTTGGTGAAATGTAATAAACATCTCTATGTTTTTTCCTAATCTTCTGTTCAAAACAAAACCCTGTTGCCTGTATAAATATTTTAAGACACGTTGAACCTACATGTAATTTATCCTGCTCAGTCCAACTAGACCATTTAAAATTATCTTTTTTAGATTGTTGTAATTGCTTGTTCCTTCTATAACCATAATGCGAGGTACGTTTATTTAGATCCTTATTGACAATATCAAATAATGCCTTGTTATGATCTTCATAGGCCTTGAAGTAAGCCTCATCTTCTAGGCAACCACCAAGTTTAATACAAGCACTGGTTCTTTTTCTAGTAATTGAAATAGAATCTATGATCCTTTTGATAGCAATAACTGCTACAGCTTTAGCATCCATCCCTATCAATAATTTATGCGCCCTTAACTTAGGCCCCTTACGTTCAAATCCAAATTCTTTAATCATCTCAGTGATATAAACATCAAAAGATCTCTTCAATAAACTCTTTCCATGTGTAGTCAGAGATTCATTGCCTGAGTCTATTGATTGTTGTTGTTTTTTATCGTATCTACGTTTGCCTCGATTAAGCATTTCAGCCTCAAGTTCTAACTGTTTTTCCATAAGATCTTTACGACCTGAGAAGTTTAAGTCACCGAGTTTAGTCACCATAATGTTACCCCAGAGTTTCTAATACACCCATGTATTGTTAGTTATTCTGGTGAGTTATGATGATTAATAGAGACTGTTCCATGAGTGGATTTATCCCCTGTAGAGATTTTAAGTCTTTTGTAAGTCATCATAACACACCTGTAAGTCAATATTTCCGCCATTCCTGTTTTATTAAAAGTCACCCAATGGCACCTTTGGTCACTGCTTTGGTCACTCATTTTATTGTAAGTTATCCAATACATTTCTAGCCTGTAAAAAATTCTCAGGATTTAAATGAGCATACCTCAAAGTCATCTTAATTGTTTTATGACCAAGCCATGCCTGTACCACTTGAATCTGAATACCTCTCTGTACTAACCTAGATGCACATGTGTGTCTGGTCATATGAAATGTAAACTCCTTATCATTTTCAAGGCCCATTTTTAATCTACCAAAATTCCAAGCACTTCTCATAAGTTCATCACTCATATGTATGAATGGTCTATCACCTCTTCGCATAAGAATTGCTTTAGATCTTTTTGTTAATGGAATAGATCTAACAAGTTCATTTTTAGTTGCCTTGCAAATGAGCAAGTCAGCTTTCAAATCTGTTGTAATATTTATTCTTTTAAGTTCTGATTTTCTTAAACCTGTGTCACATGCAACAGTTACCATATCTATAAGATTATGATGCCCACCAGACTTTAAGTAATTACAAAATAGATCCTGTTCATCTTGAGTAAACCATCTGATATTACCAGAGCCTTCTTTTAACCATTCTATATCTGGCTTAGATTTTATGTAATTCCGCTTATAGGCATAAGTTAAAAGTTTAGAGATCACTGCAAGTTTACGATTGCAAGTTCCATTACTGTTACCTCTAGATTTTTCAGATATAATCATGTTCTCAATGTGATCTATTTCTATTTCTGAAACTTTTAAATTAGGCCCAATTATACCGACTGCATAAACAGCTTTATTAAACTCTTTTGGATCAGTATAAGTATATTTAATTTTAGATAATACATCAGTTAATGTCATCTGCTTTGCTGCTTTATCAAATTGACTAACTATATTATCCCAAGATTTACCCATGCTTAATTCTTTTAAACATAGTTGCTCATTTATAATTGCATCTTGTTCGGAACCTACAATCTGAGTTCGGTATCTCTTTCCACCAAAGCGCACATCTATTGTATATCCTTTATTTCTTTTTCTGTATGACATGCTATATTACTCCTAGTAGTGATTGATGCCTGGGTGATGGAATTGGTAGACATATAGGACTTAAAATCCTAGGTTCGTATGAACGTGCGGGTTCGAGTCCCGCCCTAGGTATCACATATACATCTACCGAATAAATAATTATTGTTTCCATCTACTTTCTAATTCCGCAAAAAACATGAACCCTTTAGGTGTGAGATAAACCAATTTTCTTCTACGTTCCTGTGGATCCTCTCTAGATCCTAATAGACCAGCACCCTTAGATTGGTGTCTGTTGATCTTTGAAAAAAAAGATACGTTACGACTTACACTGGCCTGGCTTAATCCTAAAGCCTCGCCAAGTTCTGCCATTGGTATATCTTTTTTATCGTGCATTGCTACAAATAAATATGTTTGGATGGTCTGAGCCTGGATTTCATTTTCTAGATTTCTAAAAACTGTCATGAAATCAAACATACTCTTTCCACTTTTACTTAAATTATTCATTACCCTAACCTCTAGTTGTATTCTGAATACCCATATTAATATAAATGTTTACTCCGATATTCAGTTCATAATATATTAGCTACTTTGCATAATAAATCCACTCATAATAGGTATTTTTCTTCTGTTCAGCCTCGAATAATTACTATCCGAGACCTTACACACAAGTTTACACAATGTAACATTTACATTATTGTTATATTTGTAGTCCAATTCAAACCACCACATGCTGATTTGTTCCACTTATTGCTGCTAAAACTTCTTTAGTCAATACAACTGTACCAACCTTATCTATTTCAGCATCATCAACCTGACTACTTCTGGACTGGTTCATAATTCTTATTAATTTCTGATCAAAGTTTCTATTTTGAATTTTATCTTTTAAATAAACTAAAATCTTACAATCAGCTCTATGATCTAATAAAGAGTAGCTAAGATTAGTAACATCATAAGTTGAAATTCTAAGTTCTAAAGCATCCCTCATTTCTACTAATTGCATTTGTTCGTTAACCAATTTATATACCTGATCTAATTGTATTTTTCTGTCCACCATATCTGCTGCTCCCTTTAATAATTTTTAGTTGTTTCTTATAGTTATTCATTATTTGCAGATATAATTCTCGATCATTTGGGGTATCATTATGTATACCTAGCTCGATCTGAGCAATATCTCTTATTCCTAATATCCTTATTTTTTGGTCATTCATTTGGATCTTGATTTTATTACTTGATCCCCTAGTAAATTGAATCCATACAATCTTATCGACTGGTGGACTAAATTTGATAATCGGCTCTAAACTAATCACTTTATAAGTTAGATCAGTGAGATCCAAAGTAAAGTCGTTATATAACTTATACTCTGTATCATCTTTAAACTTATATAAGTGTGTTCTAAGCATTACTACTCCTACTTTCATTAATTAGAATAAGGTTATATTCTTATTCTGTAATACACTAATGAATCATTACATTGGTGTATATATTTAACCTATCAGTTGGTGTTTAATCTGTAAACCCCTGATATGAAAAAAAATACCTAGAAACTGTTTGACAATCTCTAGGTATTAGTAATTAGGCTCTAAGCAATACCTAATTTTTCACATGAGGATATGAAAATTCTTTTATAATTAAAATTCCTGACCTTGGTCATTCTTTATAATCCTATGGTCTCTCTTATAGAGTTCCTTCCAGATAAGTATCAACCAAAAAGCTGATTCAAGTTTAAGCAACCGGTTATCCGTTAAACTCTCATAGTGATCCTTAATGATTATTAATTGCTCATCACTAACTTGCTCACTGAGATAATTAATCATGTGCATCTTATCCATATCTAGATCAGCTACTCCGTTACGATCAATGCGTTCTTGTTTGTCTTTATGATTCATTCACTTGCTACTCCGATCTCTAGAAAACAACTCTGTTTTTAAAGAAGTTATAATTAATTTATTCTCTTCTGTTCCAATTTTGGATTTATACTGAGTAATAGTTCCCACTAAATCACTAACAGTCATATCTGTGAGTGTCTCTTGGTTTAATGTTTTGTATGCTGCCTTAGTCATGCTATCAAATACTCCAGGTGATCCCATTTATTAAGATTCAACATTGCTACCAAATGTCTAACGTAAGGTGATGCAGATTCTTTTTGGTGATAACTAAGCGCATCCCAGTCAGATAACAAAGTCATCACTACTCTCTCAGCATTGGCCCTACACTCTTCTCGTGTATCTCCAGCTATCTCAAAGAGAACCTGATTGTTAGGCTTGAAGATGATATGACAGTGATACTTAAAGTCTAACTCTAACTGGTCAA